CATCCGCAGTATGGCGAAATGCAGGGCAGCATTGACGGACAGGTCAGGATCACTCACAGCAGTACAGAAGGGCGCATGTGTCGTGTCTCCTTTCAGTTTGTGGAAAGTGGTGAACTTTCTTTTCCGGTGGCAGGAATGGCAACGGCGAAGCGCCTGGAAACATCAGGCGGGCTTTTCGACGATGCGATTGACAGTATGTTTTCCACATTCTCGTTGTCAGGTATTTCTGATTTTATCCAGAACGATGTCATTGCCGATGCTGCCTCCATGCTGGGCGATGTTGCCGATGCTTTCAGGATGGTTGACTCCGGCGTGTCTGCCGCAATGCGGCTGTTACAGGGGGATTTGTCTGTCATTCTGATGCCACCGAGCGCCGCAAGTGATTTCGTTAACGCACTGCAAAAAGCCTGGCGCTCAGGTGACAGGCTCAGAGGCAGTACATCGGATCTGGTCACGATGATAAAAACGATGTCAGGTATCACCCTTGATCCCGGTCTTTCCCCCCGTGGCACCTGGCCCACTGACTCCGGATCTGCTGCGAAACAGAAAATGCAACGCAATATGATCGCAGCCGCCATCAGGACAACAGCCATCAGCACAGCCGTCCACGCCGTGACAACACTGAAGCAGCCGCGTGATGTACCTGGTGTCCGGGGCGTAAATCAGCCTGCAGGAACAGGCCGTGACTCAGACATTATCACTGTCATGCACCCGGCTCTGGATGGTGTACAGACAGTCAGTAATGGCAGCTTTCCACCGAATTATGAAGATCTGAAAGCTATCCGGACCGCGCTCAATGCTGCGATTGACCAGGAGCAGTTGCGTATCCGGGATGATGTACTTTTCCAGCAAATTTCCGTTATGCGGACGGATCTCAATCGCGATATTTCTGCACGACTGGCACAGGTTGAGCGTACTGCATTGCGAACGCCTGATGATGTTCTGCCTGCACTGGTACTGGCTGCAGCCTGGTATGACGACGCCGGGCGGGAATCTGATATCCTCACGCGTAATCCCGTTCCCCATCCGGGATTTATCCCGGTTGAGCCGCTGAGGGTTCCTGTACGATGAATAATACGGTTTTTTTACGCGTCAACGGGCGTGACTGGGGAGGATGGACGTCAGTACGGATAAGTGCGGGCATTGACCGTATTGCCCGGGACTTTAATGTCTCGATCACCCGGCAGTGGCCTGGTGGAGAAGACGTACCGCCAGTAAAAAATGGTGACGCTGTAGAGGTACTCATTGGCGATGATTTAGTTATTACCGGCTGGGTTGAGGCGTTACCGCTACGTTATGATGCGCAGACCATTATGACGGGCATTGTCGGGCGCAGCAAAACGGCAGATCTTATCGACTGTTCTGCATCGCCTGCACAGCATAACGGGAAAAATTTATTCCTGATCGCCAGCGCACTTGCCCGGCCATTCGGTGTGGACGTTGTTGATGCAGGCGCGCCGGCAGCCGCCGTTATTGAGGCTCAGCCGGAACATGGTGAAACGGTTGTGGACTGTCTGAACAGGTTGCTTGGACAGGCTCAGGCGCTGGCATATGACGACGAACGGGGACGGCTGGTTCTCGGCAGGCCGGGCAGTATGAAAGCAGCCACGGCACTGGTACTTGGCGAAAATATTCTTTCCTGTGATACCGAGCGTAGTGTTCGCGAGCGTTTCTCCAGTTATCTGGTTACGGGGCAGCGTCCTGGTACGGATGACGATTTCGGCGAGGCAACCATTGCTGCTATCCGGCAGAGTACTGGTGATGCAGGCGTCACGCGGTATCGTCCCCACACCATTCAGCAGTCAGGAACTGCCACAACTGACAGCTGCAAATCACGCTGTGAATTTGAAGCCCGTCAGCGTGCGGCGAAAACGCTGGAAACCACCTATACCGTACAGGGATGGAGACAGGGGAATGGAGAATTGTGGAAACCGAATCAGGCCGTGGTGGTGTATGACCCGCTGAACGGTTTTGACAATGAAACGCTGGTGATCGCCGAAGTGACGTACAGCCAGGACAATAACGGCACCCTGACCGAAATCCGGGTGGGGCCTGCGGATGCCTATCTTCCTGAACCATTCAGGCCGAAAGCGAAGAAAAAAGTCAGTGAGGAGGCGGATTTCTGATGGCTAACCATCCTCTTCAGAACATGGTAACGCGCGCAGTCATTACCGCGATTGATACCGTCAGAAAATGCCAGACTGCCGGACTGAAACTTATTGCCGGTGAAAAAAAAGAGAATGTAGAGCATCTTGAACCTTACGGTTTCACCTCTGCGGCACAGAATGGCGCAGAAGCAGTGGTATTGTTTCCCGGCGGTGACCGTTCGCACGGAGTGGCTGTGGTTGTGGCTGACCGTCGTTTCAGACTGAAAGGGCTGGCGCGCGGGGAAGTCGCGTTATATGACGATCAGGGGCAGTCGGTCACATTAACCCGCGCCGGAATAGTGGTAAATGGCGGCGGAAAGCCGGTTATTTTCACGAATGCCACAAAAGCCCGTTTTGAAATGCCGATCGAATCCACTGGCGATATCAGGGACAACTGCGACAGCAGTGGAAAAACGATGGCTGAAATGCGCACGACCTATAACGGTCATACCCACAAAGAAAATGGCGATGGCGGCGGTATAACCGATAAGCCTGGCCAGTCCATGAGCTGACACCATGATCCTTTATGTTAATGGAATCCGTAAGGATGCCACGGCTTCGCTCGACCTTCTGACGCGGGCAGTGGTGATTTCTCTTTTTACCTGGCGCCGGGCGGAGCGGGATGACAGGACCCCGCAGCCATACGGCTGGTGGGGGGACACCTGGCCTGCTGTTCAGAATGACCGCATCGGTTCCCGCCTCTACCTGCTGAAACGCCGTAAACTCACCAATAAAACGCCACAGGACGCCCGCGAATACATGCAGCAGGCGCTGGCGTGGATGACAGACGATGGCGTGGCGGCACGGGTTGACGTAACCGCAGAACGTACCGGGATCGATATGCTGGCGGCCGGAATAACCATCTACCAGCGTGACGGCACCATTCACAACATTACCTTTGATGACATCTGGAGTGAACTCGATGGCTGACAGTCAATTTGCACGGCCTGAACTCCCGCAACTGATAGCCACCATCCGCAGCGATTTGCTGACACGCTTCCAGGAGGATGTGCTCTTACGCAGGATGGATGCAGAAGTGTACGCGCGTGTGCAGGCCGCTGCCGTTCATACCCTCTACGGCTATATCGATTATCTGGCCCGGAATATGCTGCCTGATATGTGTGATGAGGACTGGCTTTACCGTCACGCCAGGATTAAGCGTTGCCCCCGAAAGGATGCCGTGGCCGCGGCGGGCTATGTGCGCTGGGATGGAATAAGCGGGACGCCAACGCTGCCCGCAGGTACGCAGATCCAGCGTGATGATCAGGTTACATTCACGACCCTGCAGACGGTGAAAGCTTCCGGCGGCCTGTTACGTGTGCCGGTTATTGCTGATGTGGCGGGAACTGCCGGTAATACTGACGATGGTACAGCGTTACGTCTTGGCACGCCGATTACTGGTATTCCTTCTACAGGTTACGCTGACACTCTGACCGGGGGAGATGATACAGAGGAGCTTGAAACGTGGCGCGCGCGCGTCATGGAGCGCTATTACTGGATACCACAGGGGGGAGCTGATCCTGATTACGTCATCTGGGCAAAGGAAATTGTGGGTATAACCCGTGCGTGGACATTCCGTCATTATAAGGGTACCGGCACTGTTGGTGTGATGGTGGCTACCAGTAACCCGGTTAATCCGGCGCCTGGAGACGATCTCGTCAAAGCTGTACGTGACCATATTTTGCCGCTGGCACCTGTCGCTGGCGGCGGACTCTTTGTCTTCGCTGCCACTGAAAAAAGCATTCCGGTAACAGTCGCACTGGCCAAAGATACCCCGGAAATTCGTACTGCCATTATTGCGGAGCTAAATGCGCTGATGCTGCGTGATGGCGCGCCGTCCGGAAAAATTTATGTTTCGCGAATCAGCGAGGCGATAAGTCTGGCGACCGGGGAAGTGGCACATCAGCTGCGTGTGCCGGCGGCAGATGTGGTACTGGGAAAAACTGAACTTCCTGTCCTGGGGAATATAACCTGGGCCACCTATACCGGGGAGAACGGATAACTATGGCATTGCAGGACGAATATACGCAGTTACTTTATCACCTTCTGCCGGAAGGACCTGCCTGGGACGGAGAGAATCCACTGATTGAAGGGCTGGCGCCGTCGCTGAACCGGGTACATCAGAGAGCGGATGAACTGATGGCTGAAATTGACCCGGCCAGAACTACGGAGCTCATAGACCGTTATGAACATCTGTATGGACTGCCTGACTCCTGTGCACCGGAAGGTGTGCAGACATTACAGCAGCGCCAGCAACGGCTGGATGCAAAGGCGAATGTTGCCGGTGGTATAAACGAGAGGTTTTATCGGGAACAGCTTGATGCCCTGGGGTATACCGATGCCACCATTGAGCAGTTTCAGAATCTCGACAGCACACCCGATCCTGAATGGGGGGAATTCTGGCGTTACTACTGGCGTGTGAATATTCCGGCTGATGCGAACATCAGCTGGCAGACCTGTACAAGCACCTGCGATTCTGCGATCAGAACGTGGGGCGATACTGTTGCTGAATGTGTGATTGATAAACTTTGTCCATCGCATACGGTTGTCGTTTTTGCTTATCCGGAAGGAAAAGAGAATGCACAGAATTGATACGCCCACCGCGCAAAAAGATAAATTTGGTCAGGGAAAAAACGGATTTACGAATGGTGATCCCGCCACGGGCCGCCGCGCCACGGATCTCAACAGTGATATGTGGGATGCAGTCCAGGAAGAGGTCTGTACGGTTATTGAAGCCGCCGGCATACCACTCAGTAAAGGCGAACATACGCAGCTTCACGCCGCCATTGGCAGGCTGATCGACGAACAGGTTAAAACCCGTCTTGAAAAAAATCAGAATGGCGCGGACATCCCGAATAAGCCGCTGTTTCTCCAGAACGTTGGTTTAACGGAAACGGTTGAGC